GGATGAGGCAGACAGGCGTACACAAGAACGTGAGTTAGAGTTACTAACAGGACAGTTAGCTTTATATTACAGCCCAGAACAGACTACTAATATACTTAAATCAGGTAAGGCAGGTGCAACATTTGCTTTAAATAAAGCTGAAGCGTATAGTGCTGAAGACTTAGATCCAAGAACTATGTATGAAGTTCGAGACTATGAGCTAGAGCGTTCAGAAGTTTCTCCCGTTGCTACATCCCTACGTACTGAGGCTAAGGCTGGTCCAGCAGTTCGTCAAGGAGAGGCCATTCCTTTTGCAGAAAAGTTTAAACCTTTACCTAAGACCCTTACGACTAAGGCTAAAACATTTGAAGCAAGACTTGTTGAATTAGACTTTGCTATGTCACAAGCTAAGGATGCGGATGAAAAAGAAGCTCTTGAAGGTATGTACACTAATACACACTCTAAATACCTAGAGTTTAAAAAGAAAAATGATTTAGGTGGTGATTATTTTAGTAAGCAATCTTTAGATAGTATTGTTAATAATGCTGTTAAGAGTAAGTTTAGAGGCAAAGAGTTTGTAGAACTAACTCCTGAAGGTTTAATTAAATCTTTTCAGACTGGTAATGAAGGGGATGTCGCAGCGTTATATCTAGATTCTTATTTAGCGTTAGATGCTCGCAGACAGGCAGAGCCTTGGAAAGATGATGCAGGTGCTAAGACTGCTATTAATGAGGTACTTAAAGAATATACTAAATACAAAGCAACTTTAGTTAATAGAGTACAGACGGATTACAATACAGCAGTTGCAGAATTAAATGCAGGTAGTGCAGAAGATCAAGTTTTAGCTAGTGAATTAATGGTTAATGGTAATAATGAATTTAAACCTTCTACCAAATCTGATGGTACACCTCGTACCGTTGAGGATGTACTTGAGGAAAAACAGAGCTTCGATGCTAACACTGTCATACAATACGTTCACGATGGAGCAGTTTATAGCGCAGTAAAAACTACGTTTGGTAATTTACTGTGGGGTCATCAGGGCTAATGGAAGATATGTTTGCACCTAAGCTACCATCCTTTGATGGTGCAGATGAGCAAAGAGATGATGATCTTTTTGAGCCAAGTCCTGTTGTGGAATCTACTATTGTAGAGGATATGTTTGCTCCTGTGATATCTACAGTTGACGAGGAAGAAACAGAAGACGGTGAGGCTACAGTGCAGGCTCCCTTGTATAAGGCACCTGATAAAAGTATCTATGAAAAAGTTCAGCAGGATAAAGAAGCAACAGAAGAACCACAAGGATTAGATCCTCGTGTAGACGCTTTGATGAATAAAGACTTTGACTTTGCAGAAGAGAACATAGATAATATTTACGCTACAGCCGTTGCTAACTGGGAGCGTGAGCGTGTATTAAAAGATGATAGATACTACAAAGTAGAAGTAGAAGACATTACTAATATACAATTAGGGGATGACGTAAGAAAACCTACACGTGAAGAAGTTCTACGTGACTACATGATAGAGCGTCAAGATCGTGCTTACATGGTAAACGAAATGATAAAGAGTGATAACCCTATACGTAGTGAGTTAGCTACTACTTTAGTGGACCAAGGTTATTCACCCTTAACTATTACTTATATAATGGAAGGTGCTGCATGGTCGCCCTTTTTAGGTGCAGCTATGGGTATTGCTGACATTCCTGAAAATGTAGCAGCGGCAAGACAGGCATACGAAGATGAAGAGTATGGGGTTATGCTTACTAATATGGGCATTACTGCAGTAGAATTATTTGCTACTATAACATCCACTAAACAATTAGCAACACCCATACTGAAAGGTCTTAAGAATAAGACTACAGGTGCTCGTACTATGGCAGAGATAGAGAAAAACTCTGCTTCTGTTACGGCTGCTAAACAAGCAGAGGCTAAAAAGGTAGCTGACGAAAACTCTGACATTGCAGATCAGCTTATTGATGAATACGAAGCTAGTATATCTGAGGCTACAGGTAAGGCTGTTATAGTTTCAAAGACAGTTAATGGTAAAAAGACACTAGACTTTAACGCAGCTAAAGCACATGGGCTTGAGGTTGCAGAAGATGTAAAGGCTATGCAGGACATTCGTGCTGCTGACTTTGTAACTGATAGGGTTACTGCTGAACGTAAGTATAAGGTAACAGAAGAAAAAGCACTAACAGGTTTAACAGATGAGGCTGATGAGTTAGTTAACCCATTACTTAAACCTGAAAAGTTTAATGCTATTGTAGCGGTAGCCTCTGAGTTCAAGAAGAAAAACCCTAAAGCATTCCGTAAAGATGAAACAATTATTGAGGGTCTGTTTAGACTGACTACAGATGTAGATAGTGGCTTTGCGGATAGTCAAGAGTTAGCTGATGTACTGTCTAAGTATGGATTGTCGTTTGATGATTACGTACACATGGTTGTTTCTGGTGGTTCAGAAGCTGGTAAAATACTTAATAAGTTATCGCAGATACGTAAGGCTGCATCGCTAGATGATTTAACTAGAGCTAAAGAAAAAGTACAGGCTGACAAACAGAATAAATTTGTAAAAGGATTTCGTCGAATTGAAAACATTCGTCGTGGTGGTATGGTATCTATGGTTAAGACTGCGTTTCGTAACGCTGGATCTGCAGCTATCCGCACCCCTTTAGAAACACTTGAAAATGTTTTTGATAACATCTTACTTAATATGTCAGATCAGTTTCAAAAGAGAGGTGATATAGGCGTATTAAAGGCTGGCGCTAAAGCATTGGGTGCAGGTGGTAGAACACTAGCAAGCTGGGATAGTTATGCTGGTAGCACTCGAATGTTGCAGAGAATGTATTTAAATCCTGTGCTGTCTAAAGAAGTTACAGACTTTGTACTTAAACGCCCTGAGTTTATGAAGCAGCACACTAATATGTTTGATCTAGTTAATGAGTATCAGACTGCTACAGGTAGGGGTCAGGGTGGCTTTATCGATAAGGGCTTATCTAAAGTAGAAGATGCAGTAACACTACTCAATACACCAAACAGAATACAAGAATTTACAATACGTAGGGCTGCGTTTATTGGTGAGCTAGAGCGTCTAGTAAAACGCGACTATGGTAAAGATCTCATGGAGCTTCTTAAAGAAGGGAAGATAGATGATCTTATTGCTAACAGTAGTAAGGTTAGACCTAAAGGTGCACCTGCCTTTGAGGAATTAATTGAAGACAGTACAAGAAGAGCGTTAGACATTACATATGCAAGCCCACCTGAGATACCTGTGTTTAATAACATAAGTAACTTCTTAACTCGTAATGGTCTTACTGCAGTTACCACTCCCTTCCCACGATTTATGTTTAAATCATTAGAACTTATGGGTCAGTATGGTGGTGGTTTACTTAACCCTATGATTAAACGTGCGTTTAATTTTGATGGTAAAAAGTTTGGTGATAAGTTTGATCGTAAAGATAGGCAAAATATATCTCGTAATTTAACTGGTGGATTAGGTATACTGGCAGCAGTACAGTACAGAAATTCTGATGGTGCCCCTACAGACTACAAAGAGATACAAACAGAAGAGGGTACAGTCTGGGATGCTACTTCTTTTTTCCCTATGCGTCAGGCACTGTGGATAGCTGAAGCATGGCGTAGAGGTAGCGAAGGTACATTATACTCTTGGTTTGATCCAAAGGATGCACAAGAAACTTTCTTAGGTACTGCTGCAAGAACAGGCGTTGCAAACATTTACGTAGAAGAAATACGTAACATCATTGCGAGTGAAAAAGACTTAGTGTCTAGCGAGTCTGCTAAGAAGCTTGTATCAAGGGGCGTTGCAGATTACTTACGTACATGGGCTATACCTCTTACACAGATACCTGAGTTACAACGTGCTACAGGGTATAGACCTGCATGGTATGCAGATCAGGCTGACGATAGAGCCACGCTTACAGAAAGTTATCTTGATGCTTCTTTGGAGGAAACCTCTAGGTCATTTAGACAGGCTGGATTGACCAATGTATTTACTCCATCGAAAGAATTTGAAAGAGAAGAGCGTGTAGATATATTTCAACCTGACAAAGAACGTAAGTCTATGGGCTTGGGTCTTGTCGCAGGTATTACACAATACTCAATGGACAACCCATCAGGTGAGTACCTTAAAGACAAAGGTTTCAATGACTGGGAAATGGGTAGCAAATCTAGGATACCGTCACGCAAGCGTATTGAGAATTCATTCATGCAAGAAGCAGTTCCTGCTCTTGTAGACATGTCAAAATCATATGAGACAGCATTACGTAAGGAATACTTAAACAGTACAGATCCTGATATGAGGGCTGTAAGAAAGTCTGAAAGTATAGATAAGTTTGTAAACAAACGTATTGTTCCCTACCTCAAGGCGCAGAAGAATAAGTTTTTAGATTTAGCTAAGGAAGTTAGCGGAGCTAGAACTGACCCACTGCTACTAGCACACGAGAAGTTTCGTAAGCTTGACAAGGATACACGTAAGCTTGCTATGAGTGAGTGGATGCGCCAGAATGGTGAGCCACCTGAAATGTCAGACGCAAGTGAAGTGGAGGCTCTAATAGAGCTAGGAAGAATCTACAAGGGCGTACTTAGTAAATAAAAGAGGGGGCGATTAAGCCCCCTTTAGTTTATCGTGTGTCACCACTACCGCCTAGAGTTCCAGATTGTTTTCGTTGCCCTAGTTTCTTTTCATTCTGTCCTGCTATCATACCTAATGACAAGTTCAGATCAGTAGCTAGTGCAGCGCAGTACCAGAGTACATCACCAATCTCACTGGCTATGTCCTCTCGCCATGTATCAGGACGCTTATCAGGCCCGTCACGTATAAGCTTCTTTACCTTGTTGGCTACTTCACCTGCCTCACCAGCTAACCCTAGCGCAGGGTAGAGGATACGATGTTCCTCTGGGTAGATGGCAGTTGAACTTGCGTTGCGCTGATACGAATTAAAGTCAGACATGCTGTACTTCTCCTGTAGAAATTTGGTTGCTTCTTCTTTTAGATTCATATTCCTTCTGCCGTTTCAATGTTTCAAAATAGGATTTGCTAAACCCTCTCTCCCATTCCCTGTGCTGCATTGTGTCTTTGTGAAATGGGTTAGTGACACGCCCTGCCCTGAAGTCTTGTGACCCCTGATTATATTGGACACGCAATGGTGCATCATGTTTCCCTAGTCCACGTTGCTTTCTCATGTTTTTATTGTTGCCCATCATACTCTCCTTATGCTGCTTCTTTTAATACATCTATAGGCTTAAGATCACCTATCTTCATTTGATAGTTATCTCTACGGTATTCGATTTCTCTAGTACCAGCATAGAACTTATCGCCCTTACGTTTTAGTACACCATCTTTTACAAACCCGTCACGTTCATACGTACCACATACCCACACTTTAGACAAGTCATTCTTTACGTTTGTAAACACAAAGTAATCGCAGCCTTGTTTCTCAGAGTATTTAAATATAGTAGCTTCGTACTCAGGTTTAGGTTTGTAGTTTGTACTCTTAGCCTTTACGTCTATCTTCTTACCATTGAGAAGGATGTCATAATCATATGTGTTATGAATCTCACCACCCAACAGAGAATGCACTGCCAGTTCTCCTAGAAAGCCAGCAAGATTACGGCCACCGTTCATCATTGAACCTTTTAGTTGGCCCATCTCTCTGGCTTTTTTTGTTGCTTCAATAATCATTTCTTCTGTAACGGGTACTTCAATAATCATTTTAAATACTCCTTGAGTTCTGTGTACCCGCCAATATGTTTTCCATTGTTATCGAATATCTGGGGCACAGTTTTTATACTTGCTTCTTTAAATAAATGCAATAGCCACTTACTACTTGGCGATTGTATGTTGTATTCCACATAACCAATGTGGTTTGTGTTTAGCAAAGCCTTAGCCTTGTCACAAAATACACATTGGTTACGTGAAATTACAGTGTACATTAGCTACATAAATCCAGTAACAAATTCTACTGTCATTGGAATAACTAGATCAGCTACTATCACTGCTCCTGCTAAGAATGTCATTACTTCAAACATATTATATCTCCTTATGTTAAGTCTACTATTTCACATGCATCACCAGTACAAGCCATAGTTTGCATTGCAGCGGTGTTATCGTCTTTCTCGTACTCAGACAGCCCAGCCCAATCAATCTTCTTAGGCATAGACTTTAGTAGCACATTGTACGTGTCCTTGTCTACGTCTTGGTAAGGTGCCTGTTGATAAGTATGATCTGAGTGTGGTAAAAAAGACACACCTGACATCTCATCAAAGTGTTTGTATACAAACGCACCTACTTCCATCCACTCATCATCACGAACTGAGATCGTAACGCTTGGTTTATGTTCGCACCAATGCCGTTGGTACAATAGCCAAGTCTGTAACTGCTCAATGGCTGTCATGTCGTTACGAGTGATTGACTTACGAGGTGACTTGACAGGGAAACTAAACACAGTAGTCGTGTCTCCCTTCATAACACATGGCTCATTAGGGATGCCTTGATCCTTCATAAACTGTGTCAATGGATCTTTGTTATCACCACGAACAGTACGGATATAATAGGCACTATGGCGAGCATGTATCCCAGAGGCTGAATCCACCAGTTGCGAGACTGTTCCTGATGGTTTGACGCACGTGATTGCAGTGCTATGAGGTATACCAAGAGTGTCAGCAAGTTCAGCGTTAGTATTGACAGCAACTCCACGAAGATGTGCAAGGGTCTTCTCCAATCCTTGGTTTTCTGATGTAGTAAGAGGGTTGTCCATGATACCCGTTAGAGATACTCCAAGCAAACGCTCTTCCTCTGTATTGTTCTTCCAGACCTTACGTAGATAAGGGAAGTTAGTTAAGGAAGATTGTATTGTACCTAATGCAGTTGCGATCCTTACCTTTCGTTCCAAGTCTGCCATTGTATCTGTTGCCCTGATAACAACTTCAGTAAGGTTGCAAAACTGATACGGACGTAGTATGATTTCACTACAGGGGTTAGTTCCAAACTCGTAGTCAGGGTTACGTCTGCCATACTTCTTCGCTTGATCTTTACTAGCTTGCCTGTTGAATACACCACGCTCTCCTGATTTACTTTCTACCAGTGCCTGCCACTCACGCATGAAGGTTTCCATGTCAGGCTTCTCTGTATAACTAACTGAGTTATTAGCCAGTGCTCGCCAAGCTGCAGTCTCCCACCACTGACCTGACTTAGCATGACGCATACGATCATCAGACAGGTTAGACAGACTAATCATAGCTGACCTACGTACACCACCAACCACAACGATCTGACCAATGAAGCACATCAAATCATGGCACTCAATGCTGGTAAGCTTACGGCCTTGTGCATTCTTGAACGTTGTGATAGCGAAGTTAAACAGGTCAATCAAAGGTGCTGGACCACTAGCCCTGCCACCAAACACTTTCAGTCTAGCACCTGCAGGACGAACACGAGAGACATCCCACTTTGGGATCTCACCAGCCCAGAGGAGAGCAAGAACTTGACGGAACGCTTTAGCCCAACCTTCCTTACTGTCTTTGACAACGACAGTAGTCTCACTGTAGAACAACTCAGGGATCTCAGGGAGTTTAGTAACGTACTGACGCTCGACACTGAACCCAACGCCAGTGCCACAGAGCAAGATGTACATAGCCTCATCGAAGGACTTAGGGTCATCTACGGGTAGGTAGCTACAGTTGTAGCCAGCAGTGTTGTCTCTGTCTAGGGCTGGACCTGCAGTCATCATAGCTCGCATCGAGGGTGCAACCTCTAAGCCTAAGATAGCTTGCTCGCACTCTAATGCAAGATGATGTAAGCTGTCAGGCAATACCCGTCTTACTACGTTGTCGATGTATCTGCCCACAGTCTCGTTCCATGTCTCACGTCTACCCGCTTCCTGCATCCACCTAGCATAGCGGGATTTGTGGATGAAAGACTGGTAGTCGGTTGGTAAATAGTTATTCATATTATCATCACTCCATAAATAGTTTCAAATGTTTTACGTCTAAGCCATCAATATCATATATGTATTCAAGAATCAATGCCCTAATTTCTTCTTCAATATTCCCGTCAGATGGTACAGGGTAGTCATCTTCATCAAGTTCAAGTGTAAGAAATGTTTTGATTATCATTTCCTACTGTCCACTTCCTCAATCAAGCGCTCTATGTACCACTTAGCTTTTTGTAGATCCTCTATTCCATTCTTGTAGTTCCAACGCCACAGATACTTGAAGCTATTCTGCCAACAGTATGCTTCGTGTGCTGTTACATCAGCGTCCTCTACCATAGCTGCCATAGCATCGATGCATTCTATGTTAGATGTATTGTAATGTGGTGGCTTGTTTACTACGTCAACCATCTTTGTCTCCTTTGCTATTAAATAGTACAGATATTACATTATCTGATACACCTGCAACCTCAATGGCTGGCTTTACTTCTTCTTCCTCTTCTATTTCCTCATCAATAGTTTTATCTACTTCGTTCTCTAGTAGCCTGCGAACCGCTGAGTCTTCTTCCATTACGGGTAGTGAAGCACACATCATGTAAGACAGCTTCATAAGTTGTGCATGGTCAAAGTCTGATAGCACATTGTCATCAGTAGTGCAAGTGCCTACCATAATTTCCCCTGTCCATTCACCCTTTTTATTTAAGAATGGGGTTAGTCGTATGATGTAATCGTTCTTATCAAAGTCCATAAATATTTTTTCACTACTCATTCTAACTCCTTTTTATTTTCTTTAGAGGAAACTGTATCAAAGGTGGATGTTTGTCTTTACCCTTTTCGTGTAGCCATTCCTCTGGAATAATGCGATCATGGTACATGAATTTATTCTTCTCGCACCACTGTCCATATGTAGTCTTAGCACCCTTACTTAGTTTAGCTCTACTACTTGTGAATACAAAACGTATATCCAACTTGGGATGTTGTTTCTGTATCATTAAATGTTTGCGCCTATCGTCTGCTGTGAACCTGCCTTTAGTTTCAATAATAATACCATTCTTTAAAATAAAGTCAGGAGTATAGGTGCGGTACATGAGGTCTTCCCACTCTATCTTAATGGCTTCGTACTTGAATGGATGTCCAAGTTCATTAAGATAGTCTTTGTTTCTTACCTCAAGACCACTCCTATACCCATGTTTTAGGGCAGCAGAGTATTGCTTACCCCGCATTTAGATACGCCACAACCCATTCCAAGGACTAGGCAAACTACTTACAGTAGATACACCCAGTGATCGTAGCTCCTGTCGAACCGCATCTTCTGCAGCCTTACGTGCTTCCATAGCTGAACGTAATCCTGCATACCTAGCCTCGTGTAACTCTTTCTTACGCTCTGCAAGATCCTTTTCCATGGCAGTAATCTGATCCTGCATTTCTTTTATTTCATCATCACCTAACATATGTTTCTCCTTTAATCTATGTACGCAACTGTAGGTTTGTTCTTAGCCTGTGACACACGCGATTCAGTTTCCTTCAAATTTTCAAAGCAACTGAACCTATAGTCACAGAACTTACAGCTATCATTGAGAATGGTATTACCCGTTGCCTTACCCCTGAATGTTTCAGGTACAGGGCTGAAGCAACGTTTAAACTCATTACTCTCGACAGTATCAACTGTCTTATTTAATGTAGTGATTTCTTCTTCCATGTCAATGGTATCAGCAGGAACATATTTAATATTTCCATTAGCTTTATTTACTACCCACCAGCCACCAGCTTTAGTGCCTGATGCCTTAGCGTAGCCAGCTAACTGACCTACATATCCAAACGGATCACTGCCCTTTAGTGTATCAAAAGACTCGAACTTGTTTCTGTAACTCCAATCAGAAGCAGACTTAACATCGTCTACGGCACCGTCTATAATCAAATCATACGTGCCGTTTACTTTTGTTTTGTCTAGCTCAAGTGTTACATGTTCTGCATCACGATATGATACACCTGCTTCCTTTAGGATGCCCTTGAAAGCAGCTTCAACTATGTCTCCTAGCAACATGTTCATTACAAATGTGGTTGGCTTGGGCAACGCAGTCTCTGGCTTGTTCTTCTCAAACCAAAGCTGACAGGTTGGCCTACCTATGTTAGACATACGTAAGCGAAACCCGTCACGCTTATTGCCCCCGCCAAACTGTTTACGCATTGCTTCCATAACCTCCGCACCTACTTGTTGGATGGTATCCTCTGACATAGAGGACTCACCCTTAGTTGCATTGACTAAGTAAGAATGAATAGACAGTTCAGCAGGATGGTTCATTACACGAACTCGTCAGCGTCGATGTCAACGAAAGAGTCTACAAGCTCTTCGTCAACGTCATCATTCTTGTGCTTGTTCTCATCCCAAGCACCTAAGATGTACTCGTTGTAGTTTGAAATCCAAGCTAGAAAGTTAGCCAACGTTTCCTGTGAGTCACTATCTGCAATGTCGATAGTGTTTGCAGCATCTAACTGTACGTTAGGCAGGTAGAAGCAATTACCATTAGGTAACTCACGCTTCTCTGTGGTAGCAGAGAAGGTGTGCTGCGGTGGTAGACGCCGCATTTTTGTGAGTTGAGTAAAGATGCCGCCAATAGTTTTGAAGGCGTCACG